GTTATCTGCCTAAGAAGGCTATCAAAGCTTTGACACCTGCACAGTATGCGGCAACCACCGCAAAGAAAAAGAAAGATACAAAAGCAGGTAAGCAACACAGCGCACAGCCTAAAAAGATTGCAAAGAAAACTAAAACATATAGGGTCTAATCATGGCTACTCCCAGAAAAGGTAAAGCAAAAGTAAAAGTTACAGCTAGTGGAAAGAAGGTTAGCTATGGTCAAGCAGGAAAGGCAAAAGGTGGTGGGCCTAGAGTACGTGCAGGGACATCTAAAGGTGACAGCTACTGTGCCAGAAGTTTAGGAATTAAGAAGGGTTTATCTAAGAAGAAACAAAACGACCCGAACACTCCTAACAACTTATCTCGCAAGCGTTGGAAGTGTTCAGGCGCTAAAAGTAAAAAGTAAACTACTGGTGGTTTAGGGCGTTTAGTTCATCTTCTAAAAAAGAATGAATTGGCTCTAGTTTTTGTTTCGTAAGTTGTACAATGTTTCTTATAATTAACAATTCATCTCCCTTCAAAACACTTGACAACTCACTGAGGGGTATGCCGGACATCTCTGTCACGACATTCCCTTCACAGTTGATCAAGATTTTAAAGCCTATAATGTTGGCTTCCTTGCCGTTAGACGATTTCACAAGCGCCACCTACACACGCTAATTCTTGTGATCCTGTAGTGTTATCTTCTTGTTCAAAGTTACCTAAGTCTTCCCAGCTAACATTCTTAGGCATGGAGGCTAACAACTTTTTGTATGTAGTAGCATCTATATCTTCATAGGGTGCTTGCTGATATACGTGATCACTGACAGGCAACAAGCTAATGCCACTACAGATATCAAAGTTATCCCATATCCACTGAGCAACTTGCAGGAACTCGTCGTCTGTGTAGTACACCGTGATGCTTGGTTTGTGTTCACACCAGTGGTTCTGATAAGACTTCCACAAAGCTAACTGTTGCATAGCTCCAACTTGTTTAACAGTTGTACTAGCCTTGGGAGCTTGTACAGGAAAACTAAACACAGAAGAACTAGGCGACATAACATCCTGCTCTACTGGGAATCCTGCTTGCTCCATAAAGACTGCAAGCGGGTCTTTCTTATCGCTACGAACCCTCCTAATGTAGTGCTTAGAGAAACGAGGGTGTATCCCAGAAGCACTATCAACAAGCTGAGATACTGTACCGCTTGGCTTAACACATGTAATAGCGACAGACTGATTAATGCCAAGCTTCTCAGCCCACTTCTTGTTTGTCTTAACAGCCACATTCTTTAGTTCCTCCAACCACTCTGCGGTTTTATCCGACGCTGTGCCAATAACAGGATGATCCATAATGCCTGTCATGCTAAGTCCTAACAGTGCTTCTTCTTCTGTATTCTTCTTCCAAAGATTCCGCAAGTACCGGAAGTCAGTGAGTGTTGCTTGTAGTGTGCCAATGATAGCGGCTGTTTCTACCTTAGCTTTAAGAGTTTTTAGAGTATCGTCAGCACGTACTACTACCTCCGATAAATTGCAAAACTGGTTACTGCGTAAAATTATTTCACTGCAAGGATTTGTGCCGAAGTCATGCTCTGCATCTCTACGTCCGTTACGTGCCGCAATCTTCTGTGCCGCTACACGACTAAAGATGCCACGCTCACCTGCTTTAGATTCATACATGGTCTGCATCTCAGACAAGAACGATTCAAAGTCAGGCTTCTCTGTGTACGCTACGCTATTGTTAGCCAGTGCGCGTTGACCTTCAGTTCTCCACCAATCGCCGGACTTAGCTTTAGCCATGCGTTGATCAGATAAATTAGACAAGCTTATTAATGCTGAACGCCTAACACCACCTACAACTACAATGTCAGCAATCTTACAAACAATATCATGACACTCAATAGATGTTAGCTTACGGCCCTTAGCTTTCTGAAAGACTTCAATACAGAAGTTAAACAAATCTACCAACGGCTCTGGCCCAGATGCTCTACCACCAAAGGTCTTGAGTCTTTCGCCCGACCCTCGTACCCTGCTGACATCCCACTGAGGTATCTTACCTGCGTACAGCATAGCAATTAACTCACGGAACGCAGAGGCCCAACCAATCTTACTGTCAGACACAACAATAACGCTGTCAGTCTTGTGAAAGCTTTCTGCAATCTCAGGCAGTTTAGTAATAAAGTTACGCTCAACGCTAAACCCAACACCTGTACCACACATAAGAACATACATCAACTCATCAAAAGATCGCGGAGAATCAATGTGCAAGTAGCTACAGTTGAACCCTGCTACGTTATCTTTATCTAGAGCAACTCCGGCTGTCATCATGCATCTCATGCTAGGCATGACTTCTAGGTTGTGTATTGCATTAAATAACTTTAAGGCTTCTTTTTCATTTATCTGTTCGCGAGCTTTAAAGAAATCTACATATCTATTGACTGTCTCGTGCCATTGTTCACGCCTTTTTTCTTCAGGTATCCAACGTGCGTAGCGGCTCTTGTGTATAAACTGTTGATACTGATCCATCATTTGTTCTCCTTGGTTACAATGTCTGTTAATAATGCGAGATACCACATAGCTTTTTGCAAATCTTCCACTTGCTTGCCTTTGTAGTCATAGCGCCATAAGTATTTCATACAGTTACCTTTAAGATAACCCTTGAAAGCTACTGAAGACATAGACTCTTCAATGGCTTCAATGCATTCAATGTTGCCAGTGTTGTAATGTTTAGGCTTGTTGACAACATCTTCAGCCACAGTCTGTTTAGTTGCAAGGTCTTGTAAAGCTTTGCGAACTGCTTCTTCGTGTTCATATGCATGTGCTTCTTGCATAGCCATGTCGATATATGGCCCATAGTCTATAGAGTCTTTTTCAACAGCGGGATGCGCTCTACGTAAGCCGTCCCAATCTGAGGGTGTTGCGTCATTGAGTCTCATGTTCTACCTCTGTATGTATAATAAGTTTAGGTTCTTTGCGCTTAGTATCTTTTAATTTAGAAGCAGAGTTAATCTTCTTAAACTTCTTCTTCCTTTCAAACCTATCGCGCCTCTCGTCTTTACGGTTGAAGTCAGTCAAAACTCTCCCTCTTCTTTGGGTTAATCCAACTATCAGGAATACTATCTTCACTAAACCACCTGAAGTCGTTAGCACTTGCCCACTCACCGTGGCTTCTTTTAGTGCCGTCCTTTCTACGCTTAGCTTGTGGCATTGGCGCACTAGGGTTGGCAAAAAGAAACACTAGCTCCGTATCTTCTGGCAATGTCTTGCTAATCCAGATGTACTTGCTAAACTCTGCGTAGTCCCAGAACCTGCCTTTAGCCTCTAGCAATATCTTCTTGCCTTCAACCTCGCGTATAAAATCTGGGTGGTAGTTATGTGAGACAGTATATGGAACTTTGTCTGTATGAAAACTCCACCCATCTAAGATACCAGAATGTAGCTCGTACTCCCAGTTAGAGTCATAGCCCTTGATCACATCCTTCTCTACTGGACGCTTGACTCTAGCTTTGCGATAGCCTTTTTTTATCTTGTTCAATGGATGGTTGCTCCTCTGCGTTCTAACTCTGCATCTATAACTAGCCGCAAGTCAGTAAGAAACTCATCGTCAATATCTGTAATAGAGTTACCTGAGTTGTATAAGAAACTACCTGTAGCTATGATCATCTCTTCAATGCTCATTTTATTTCATCCAAAGTAATGCTTGCTATCTCACGCTTAGGGTTCTGTTTAAGCAACCTCTGTATCTTGTTGCATATCCATTTAGGATGATAAGCGTTAAGGTGCATGGTTCTGTGTGCCATGTAGTGCGTCTGCGTCGGCATAAAGTTTTTATAATTGTCAACAGTAACGCCTTGCCCCTCTTCTTCACTAAGCAAAGACCTTAGCCAATCAACTATGATAACTCCTGAGTGCTTCCTAATTTGCTTAGCTTTCTTACCATTCATAATAGTAGTTCCTCTACTTTAGGTTCAACTACAACCTCTGTTAAGTATGTTAGTCCGTTGGAGTATCTAAAGGTACGCAAACCTGCGCCATCATTAGAATCTTTGTAACAATCGTGCTTGTACTTGCACCAGTTACAACCCTTTGGAAGTTTCATGTTGCCTTTCTTGCCGTCAGGAATTGGATTATAGCACAACTCTGGTGGAGTGTCTAACTCTAACGCGGGTAATAGCTTACTAATAGACGTTCTAATGTTGGGCTTATCCATATCATCAGGCACGTACATGCACAACTCACCGCTCTCTTTGTTCAACACCAAGAAGCCACCGTTGTCTGTACCCTCTGCGGCTTCATAACCTGCAAGCTGTCCAAGGTATCCGAAAGGATCGTCTTCTGCTAAGCGTCCGTCTTTGAACTTGTTAAACGCAAAGCGAGATGCAGTCTTAACATCAACCACTTCACCGTTTATCTTGCAGTCCATGTGACCCACGATGCCGTCAACTGTAACTTCTTTCTGCTCGTCTGTTACTTCGTGTCCTGCCATACGTACAAGCATCAACACAACCTCTTCAAGCAAGTGACCATACAGGAACTTGATTTGTGTTGCGCCATCAATACCGCCACGACCTTGCGGGTCACGCTTCTCATACCACAACTGCCGTGAGGGTTTACCTACGTTAGACATACGCACAGTGAAGTTAGTGTCACGCTCTCTAGGTGTGGCCCAAGATACTAATGCTTCTCTCATGCCCACCAAGGTCTTATCAATCTCTTCTTCTGTAAGCGGCAAAGGTGTGCCGCCTGATAGACCTTCAAGGTGTTTGTAGATGTCAGGTACTAGAGTATTAAGTTTCATCGGTTGCTTCCTTTTAAATAAGTTATAGCTCTCTGTAGGCTAGGCACATCATCTTTAAAACAGCCCAAGGCTCTGTTGCATAGGTGACATAGCCACCCCCTAAACTCCTGCGTTTCGTGGCAGTGATCTAACGCCCAGTAGCCCGCGTGTTGCCCTCCTTTTTTACCTACCTCTTCGCTATTTTTATTGCAGATTGGGCAAATGTAATTATCATCAGGCATCCCGTGCTTTTCTCTTAGCTCAAGCCTGACTCTGTTTAGGTGCTTTTCACAAGACCTACAGTTCTCTCTTCTAAAAACATGGTTGCCGCTTTTCCATGGAAAGTGTTCTAGTGGCTTAACTTCAAAACACTTGGGACACAGCTTACTTTCATGGCTTTTCAATGCGGAGTGACACGTTTCAAAAAGAACAAGCTGTTTAGTGTGTTTCACTCCAGTTCTCCCCGACCTTATAGTCTCCGTCCAGTGGACAGTTTAAGTTAAGCATACATCCCGCTTCTTTAATAGCGTGGACTCCGGCATTACCTACATCTACTGCATCATCAAGGTGACACTCTATCTGCCATTCGTCGTGTACATTGGCTACAAACTTAGCGTCCCAACCATGTTTAATTATCTTATCGTTCAAGATAACTAAAGCTTTCTTCATCACGATTGCTCCGGCCCCTTGCAACAAGGTGTTCAAGGCGGCATGTTCAGAGCGTACTGTGAGCCTACGTCCGTCTAGTGCTTTAAGGAATCCGCTTTTAGCTTCTCCTTGTACTCTGTCCGTAAGGTTCTTAAATGATGGTAGACCATCAAAGAAGCGTTGTCTAAGTCCTTTACCGTGCGCTCTACCTCTTCCAACCACAGACCCAAGCTTAGCATCTCCGGCTCCGTAGAGTAGGGCATAGATGAAAGTCTTTGCCTGATCTCTTGATTCAAGTCCTGCAAGGTTTTGATTAGCGGTGTGTATGTCTCCGTTGAGAATTTCATTAGTGTATCCCTCGTCGTTTAAATAATGTGCAAGCATTCTAAGCTCAAGCCCAGAAGCATCAATACCTACAAGCCTATAGTCCTCCGGCACTGTCCAACAAGCTCTGCAATCTTCGCCGTATGGCGACGAACTACTTGGAATCTGAGCCATGTTGGGGTGACTGTGTGTCATACGTGAAGTCACTGCACCATTAGGATTAACGTAACCGTGTACCCTGCCAGTAGTTTCATCAAGCTCCTTGATCCAACTCTTAGTCTGAGCCAAGCGTTTCTGCAACATCAGATACCTAGCAATCATTGCGGCCTGTGGAATACCTCTAACTTTATTTAAGGTTGACTCATCTACAATCGGCTGACCTGTTGGCGTATGTTTCAAAGGCTTCCAACCAAAACGAATTAGGTACTCACCGATCTGTTTACGTGAGCCTAAGTTAAAAGGTGTTTCAGTTTTACGTGCAATGGGCTTGCCCTCTATATCTAAAGACAGTCTTTCATACTCGTCATCTGTCAGCCTAGTACCCTTGCCGTGTTGGTCTGTTGCTGTCTTAGCTACGTGACCTAACGCTGTATACTTAGGTGTCAGTATCTGAGTAGTAACTACAGGCCGAAACTCTTCTTGAACCTCCTGCTCTAAGTCGTGTAGCTTAGTTTCAAACATAGCCATCAAGCCCATGACCTTCTGCACATCTAACACAAAACCATTGGTGCGTTGCTGATCAATGATCTTAGCTACTGCATGTTCTATCTGTACTGACTGAGGTGTAAAGCCACGGCTCTCAACCTTGAGTGCTTCATATACTTTAGTATTAAGCAACACATCGTTCTTGCAGTACTCTAACATCTCAGGCGTGTACTCATCCCACGCATCGTCTTGCTTTCCAAAGTCTCCTTTCTTAAAGCCTAAGCGATAGCCCCAACCCTCAAGGCCGTGGTTGCCTTCGCGTGTTGGCTTGAAGAGGCGTGACAGTACGAGTGTATCAACAATCTTCTTGTCGAACAGGTCTACTCCTGCAACCTTTTTAATTGCAGGGATGTCATAGCCTATCAAGTTGTGACCGATCAGTTTAGTTGCAGAAGATAACATATCGTAACCTTCTTGCAACTGTGTGTTGTCGAACGTAAATACGTCCATAGTATCAACGTCTTGTGCCACGATACAATGTATCTTCGTGGGGTCTAAGCCGTCTGCTTCTATATCAAATACTAAGTTACTCATTTTATTTTGCCTTTATATTTTAAAGTTATTTGATTTACTAAGGTTCTCGTGCCGCTGAAGTATCTGTAAATTTGTTTCAACATGTAGTCCGCTAACCATCTTACCTTGAAGGGGAACAATATGATCGACATGCATGGCTATTCCTGTTGCTTTTTCTAGACGTTTAGCTTCGGCGTATATATCTGCGATAGCCTTCGTGTCAGACCAAGATACTGTACGCAGTAGTTTTGCGGCTCTACGCTTGGCGGTTGTGGTACTACACTTATCTGGGTTAGCTTGGCGGTATGCCCTATGTTTAAGCATCATGGCCTCCCTGTTCTTTGCATAGTAAGCCCTAGCACTGGCTCGTTCAGATTCTTGATTATCTCCGTAGTCTGCTTTCTTGCAAGCCTTACACGCAGAGGTAAGCCCGCACTTAATAGACTTATTCTTGTTAAAATAATCTGAAGGCTTAACCTCTCCGCACTTGGTACACTTCTTATTCACGAGGACTCCGTGAATCTTTCAGCATCTCGTCGTAATACTGTATCAGAACATCATGTTCAATTGCAACTTTGATACCCTCAAGAGTGTAGTACGCCCACCTTATAACAGTTATAGGGCGAAAGAACTGGTTGTGTTTGTCTATCTCAAAGCCATTAAAGGTAGTGGTCATATTATATCTCCATCAAATTGAGCAGGGTCATAGGCATCTAACTCGCGTAGCCTCCCTGTCTTGCCATCATACAACAGGTTAGTAGCCACGCCAACATCTCCAGTGTACCTAGACTTCAACACCCTGACCTTGGTGGTCGATGCCTCTATCTCATCCTCTGATTGTTGGTTACGCTCCAATGCAATCACGCAGTCTGATAGCTGAGCAATACTTTGTGAGCCTCTAAGATGTGAAAGCCCTGTCTCAATGCCGTTCTCATGCCCCCTGTTGCCCTCTACTCTACGCAAGTGAGACACCAGTATCATACCACAGCCTGTCTCCTCTACCATAGTCCTGAGTCGATGCATGATCTGATCAATAGCTTTACGCTCATCATTCTCAAGGGTTGATAGAACTAACATGTGCAAGTGATCAACTACAATCCATTTACAATCTAGACCTATGATCATGTAGCGTAGCTTGCTAAAGATGTCTTCTAGGTTGTTGACTCCGTGGTGTGCATGAATCCAGACACGCCCATCGTTCTCACCCATAAAGACTTTCTTATAGAAGCCATCCATCTGATCATCAGTATACTCACTCTTGACACTATCAAGGTGTAGCTTGGCGTTAGCTTCCACTGCCATGATACCTTCAGCAGTGCGACCCCAGTTCTCCTCAAGAGCCACAACACCTACGTTATCTTCTGTGTTGTTGATCAACCAATGTTCAATCTCACGAGTAACAGAGGACTTACCTAGACCTGTGCCGCCTGTGAGTGTGACTAACTCACCTGCTCTCATGCCTTCTAGCTTAGTGTTGAGGCCATTCCACGGATAAGGTATGGCTGTTTTCTTTTCTGCTCGTAGCTTTTGATAGGCTTCAAACTGTTCGGAAAGATTCAAAACACCTGCGGGTGTATAGACTTTAGAATCCCAGAAAGCACTGACGTATGCCGCGTGTCTACCTTGGCGCAACATATCGTTGGCATCTTTGTAGTCCACAGGCAGTGTCATTATCTTAGCTTTCTTAGGTGTTAAAAGTTTTGCTACTTCTTGAGCCGCTTCCTTGCCGCACTTGTCGTTATCAAAGTTGATGATGACAGAATCGAATGACTCAAGGTACTCAAGGCTGTGCTTAACATCTGACACGCCTCCCTTAGCTCCTGACTTTATAGATACGACAGGCCACTTGCTACCAAGTAACTCGTAAGCGGCCATCGCATCACACTCGCCTTCTACTAATGTTATAAACTTACCACCTGCTTTGAACAGGTTCTCTCCAAACAGTCCTACTTCTTTCTGACTACCTTCCCAGAAAAAGTCCTTGTTCTGTTTGCGTATCTTAGTTCCGGCTAACTCATGTCCGTTGTAGTAAGGGTAGTAGTGCTGATCAATCTTGCCGTCAGCGGTTTTAGTTGACTTGACCCCATACTTCTTAGCTGTATCTATGCTAATCTTGCGGTCAGTTAATTCATTGAAGGTAGCTTTTGAATTGTTATCCATCCTGCTGTTCCTTTGATACACTTCAAAGTCCGTTATGGTATCAGTCTGTTGCACTTCCGCTGTGCTGTAGTTTGGTAAATGAGAGGCGCAACTGAAGCACCACCCTGATCCATTATCATTTACTGAAACTGGGTCACTGCCCCCACAAAGGGGACAGGGTTGTTTATGTTTAACAAAAGGCATTCGCCTTACTCCTCGTTGGTTTCTACTTCCTCTGTAGACAATGCCTCTTCCTTGAGGTGGTTAGATTTAAGATCAGAAAGAAGTGCAATTGTTGCGGCTTGCATTAAGCCCACAGTAATTGACGCTTCTCTAAGACTCTTCTCTGCTTCTACTAAGTGAGACACGATAGCCCTACCCTCGTCTGAGAGTAGGTCTGTTTCGTATGCAACACTATCTACTGTTACTGTACCCATTACAACTCATCCTCCATTGCTTCTTCTTCGTATGTGATGCCTAGCTCTGCTCCATCAGGTGCGCCAAACTCTACTAGCTCAAGAACCTGCATAGCTTGGAAGTCTAGACCTTGGAATGTACCGTACTTGTTAGTAACTTCCCACTCGTTGTACTGTACCTTAACTAAAGAACCATTACCCACTTGAGCATCCAAAGGGTTCTTGTGCTTATCAACTAGCTTGGGTGCTTGTCTTACCATGCCGCCCTTACCTTCGACCTTACGCTTAATCAATATAGATGGGCCTTCTTCCATCTGCTTAATGGTGAAGCCACGCGCCCTGAAATCTTCTGCGGTAGCCTCGTCAACAACTAAGTTAACTGAGTACGCGGGTTCAAACTTGGTGTTAGGTGTAGTTACTGCCGCCCAGTATGCTGAGCCTTCTAATATAGCCATCTTACTTTCCTCTTGTGGTGTTTAAAAATTAGAATGTGGAGTGTACCACATTTGTCAGGTGTTGTAAACACTTTAATTAAATTACTCTAGCATCCTCATAACCACTGAAACAACAGCAAAAATAAGAAGTGTAACTGCTAGTACCAAACCCTTAACTTCATCAGGGTCACGCGGATTAAAGCCCATTACTGTATTTCCTTGTCAGTGTGTCGTACTCAGTACTGTCAATAATAAACTGTATGACGGTCTGCTCTTTAACATTATACATAGCACACGCCCTGCTCAACGGTATCTTACCATCGACTACATCTGTCGCGGCTCTCGCTGTTGCTACTGCGGCAGGGCTAGGGCTACCTGAGATACTCTCTGCAAACATTACTTCTTCTCCTCGTCTATCATAAGCTCTGAAATGTATAGCAACTTAATTGCGACTGCCAGTGTCACTGTCCCTACAAACAATAATACTATGTCGTATATCATACTCCACCTCTCAGTAATAAAACAAAACAAAATGCACATACATACCCTATTGCACATATCACTATAAATCTTATAACTCTTACACCCGCTACAGGTGCAGGGTACTGCTCAATAACCTTAGTCCTTATCACGTTCAGTAGCGATAGGGCTATCTCGCTTAGGACGTTTGTCATTCTTCTTAACATCTTTCTTCTCCTCAGTTTTAAATATAGCATCAAAGTTAGAACTATACTTCTCCGCATTTACTTTGCGTTGTCTATCTCCTTTGCCGCCATGTGTTGCGTTACTCATGCAACCTGCTCCTCTTCTGGAACGCTCAGTGACCACGAACCTATTGTGCATACTTCCCCAAACCTGTTTAGAACTTTTAACTTCTTGGATACAATGTTGTGTCCGTCCTTTCTAAGTTCAAAAATCCTCGCGGAGATGCGCGTAATCCCTAGCTCATTGTAAGCGTTGAATGTAGTGATACTGTCACCAGTTTTTAAATAAGTTAATACTCTGTCTTTCTGTGCCATCTTAGTTCTCCTGTAAAAATACTTGTCCGAAAGTTATAACACAGAACGGTAGGCTTATCACCATACCCTCAAACTGTGCAACGTCATAGTGTTCTGCTCCATTCAAGACAACCCACACTGGGCGGCTGTCTGTGAACTCTAGGTCTAAGCCCACGCCATTACGCAGGTTCATACTCAAGTTGTATTTGCCGAAAGTCTTAGTCATGTTATGCCGCCCGCATAATAGCGTTACGACTAACAGCTTCACGTATTACTTGCTGTCTGTCGTTCTGAATGGATGCAATGTTAGCCATGCTCGTAGCACGAGGGGCTTCAAAGTGTGTTGACCAATCAGTGAGTGCATTGTACACAGCCCAGAAGTTCTGACCTAGACGCTTAGAGTAGGTCGTATTGAACACACGCCAGATATAAGCAAGGTTGTTGTTGCGCCGTGGCAAGTCTTGCAGTATTGAATTGGGACTAGACGCGCCCTCATGTATCAGGCTCAGTGCTGTCTTGCACTTGAGTGCCTTGGCAAAGAAAGTAAACGCTTGTAGATCACTGCACTGTGTACCCTGCCACTGTTTCCAAAGCTCACGCTCATTGTTAAACACATCCAAGGACTTAACAATTATGTTAGCACCATGCTCAATGTCTAAACTCTGGGTGTGCTTGGCCTTGTAGATAGCCACGCCTCCGCTGATAAAGACTTGCAGATTTGTACATGCTGACTGCACTGCGGCAACACTAATCATAAACGGCCACGTACCATCAGAAGATGTGGTGCATAACAAACTCAGCTTAGCTGTATCACCGTCACAAGTTTCATAGGTGTGTGCAGGTAGATCATACTGGACAAAACACCTAGCCCCTTCGTGGCTTGTTCTAATCTGCTCTATCATATTATCGGTGTTAAGATCAGACCGCTCCAGAATGTTACGTGCGTTATCAATCATGTGCTTAGGGGCTACAGGTTTATAGCCGTGACCATGCACACCTAGCTCAACACCATTGTCAGTACGGTAGATCACTGACTTGGTACTGGTGTAACATCTCTGCGGTGCTGTCCCACTGTACCCTTGCTCATCAATAGTATATTTTAAGGGCGCAACAGCTATATCAAAATCAGCCGCGCCATATCCACCGCTCCTAAAACCTTGGACGGCGCTTGCATTACTAAACATATTAGATATATTACTCATCACTTTTCTTCCTTTCTATTTAATTTAATTAATATTAACACCCATTGATATGAGAGTCAACAATTTATTTTACAAACATGCTTCACTTAAACTATTATTCATGATAAAATCTATCTTTAAAGTTTAAAAGACTTCTTATCTTTTTCTTTTCTTCAATAAGAAAAACAAGAACAATAGCTTTATAACTCTACATAGACTATTTAGTTACTAGCTCAGCAGAAACCACAGCGGTTTCAACCACCATGATCTCTGACATCTTATAGTTTTTACGCATAGCCTCGTCCTTGCCATACTCCATAGCCTGTTCAGGTGTCTCAGCCGCTATGGTTAGATAGTAACCAGACAACTCAGACATAAGAACCCTGTAGCTTTGAATCGGTTTAGATGTATCAATGATACCTTTCATTCTTCGTCCTCTCCGTATGTTTCTAATAGCATTTCGTTTAGTAACAATTGTTTCTGCATCATGGTGAGTTTAACGAAGTCCTTGAAAGATTCAGCAAGGTCGATGTCAGATAAATCTACATCGCGCTCTGCGTCTTCCACTAAAGAGTTCTTGATCTCTTCAAGGATATCTATCAAAGCATCTAAGTTTTCTTTAGTGAGCCTTGTGGTGTTACCTGTTACTCTAAGCATCTCTTGTGTTCCTTATAGTTAGGGTCAATTGTTGTTAGTTTCTGTCGCAACCAGTGCATTGAAAGAATCTCGCACTTGCCTTCCAAGTTAC